ATATTTTTATAGTGGAAGCTGCGAAGGCTTCTGCTAACTTAGTTGGATAGGCGTTTGCCATAAATTCCTTTATTTAATCAATTAAACTCTAAGTCGCAGACGGCCTTTGGCCGGTTAGCATTATGGATGGAGTATATAGTCAATATTTATGTATTGTCAAGGGAGTGTTAAACGTCAATAACGATCTTACCTTCTCTTACGAGCCTGTTGTACTCTTTTGGGCTTCTTGCTCTTATACGTGCAGCGTCATTCTCATCTAATTGGTTGGGTTTTTCTGGGGTTAACGATCCGTTACCTCTCGAATTTAATAGCGATCCCTTATTTTTCTGGACTACAGATTTATTATTATATAAAAACGAAGCCAAAAGATCGTTAAAATCCATTCCTCGACGTGTTTCCTTCATAGCAAATCTTCTAAAGGCGTCTTTATTGTCTTCAAGGGTTGGGAAAGTAGCGATATTTCTTTCATCATCGATAAATGAATCTACTTTATTGGCCCATTCGTCTACTCTTTTTGCATCTTGTTGGGATTGGTGAATTAGTTCGAATTTTCTTTCGTTTCTGAGAGTGGTTCTAAGTAAGGTACGCTCAAATTCAGAGAGATCGTCGTAATTAGCACCCTGTTTTAGTGCGTAGATTTTGATCTCTTCTTCAGTCGGGTCAGCCATATTTGCAGCTTGTTCTATAGTTTCTGAGATTTTTTTGTTCTTGAAATAGAGAGTCTGTGATTCACGGGTTGAACCAGCTAGTTTTTCTTTGAGGTCTTCGACTTCTTTATTGTCGACAGTGTTGTTAGGTAATTCCCTCTCTTCTTCTTGAGTTTCGGGAGGGGTTTCTTCCACAACCTCTGTATTTTCTGGAACGTCTTCTGTAATAGGTTCATCTATATTTTCTATGACTGCATTTAATTCGTCTGTGCTTATTCTTGTATCCATATAAACTTTCAACAGTCCGCCTTAAGCGGGTTAGTAGTTATTTTTTGTCTTCTACTTTTTTAGCTTCTGACTTTGCTTCTTGAGGAAGGATGTCTTTATAGATCTCTTTTTGAACTGGGTTCATGTACGCACGTCTTGCCACCAAGAAATCTTTATCTTCTTTACTCAACTCTTTTAAGTCTTTGTTCATTAACTCGTCAAACTGTTTTTGGGATGATGCGTTCATAGTCATACTGACATATTATGCTAACACCAGATCAATGTCAAATTGACGGTTTGGCTTTGATGTCTACTTTAGCCAAAGCTTTCTCTAAGGCTTCTCTGGCCTGTTTAGGGGTATTGAGTACCTTTTCCAGTAGTATGTAATTCTTAAGTCTTGCTTTCAGCACGTAGTTTCGTTCATCTTTTGATGGTAAATCTGCCAGTTCTTCGGCTACACCATTTTTCATCTTAGTGATACCTTCTCTGAAATCCTCCAAGGACATCTGTCTAACCTCTAAGTTCTTCATCCATTGCTCATAGGTTTCTTTTTCTGCATAATTTAGATCTTCTATTTTTATGTCTTTGAATTCGTTTATTCTCATTGCATTGCCCCCTGCATAGGCATTTGTGGCTGCATACCGGCTCCCATTGGTTGTGTACCTTGAACAGGTGCTCCTGGCCCTAATTGTTGTAATGGGTTGGAAAGCATCTGATCTCTTAACTGCTTCTGAAATTCTATTACCCTACTTTGGTCGTCTGAATTAAGACCTGCAAATTCTACTGATTTCTTTTCAACAATCTCGGTAAGAGGGATATTTTCAGGCATTAAAGTCTTTGCATAGTTAAGCTTTTGAAGCATATCCGTGTCTTCTGCTCCTTTGTTAGCTTTGGTACGTACTTCAACTACATAACCCATCGGTGTCTTCCAGTCAGATTCCTTGATGGTTTTGGTATACATCTTTTTACCCAAACGTCCACGCCTTGAAATAGTCATATCGTTCAACAAATCTGATCTGCCTTCTAATAGCTTTATGTATTTAATCCCGAAGTCTTCCCAAGAATCCTGTATCAATGGGTCTAGTCCCTTTACACGTTCTTGAGCATTAGATAAAGCTAACTGTACTTCTCCCAGAGTTACGTTGTTCATTGTATCTCCGGTTTGGGTAGCGGTAGCTGCAATAGCCTTCTCACCGATTGCGATCAAGAATTGCATCTCGTCCAATGATTCTGACAAATCAGCCACTTGAACGCTTTGTAACACGTCCTGTGGTTTACCAGGTAGTGGATACCATCCCCAGGGTTCAGGAGTGAAGGTTTGAGGTACAAAACTAGATTCACTAGAATCATAGTAATTCATATTAAAATTGCGTAGAGTTCTGTTTTCTACCAACTGACCAGTCCAAGTATTTAGGACCTTATTTATTTGTCTTAGTACATCTCCTGCACCATCGCTCCAAAAGTCTGTTCTTTCGGGATCTCCCGCACATGCAGAGAATGGGAAATGATAGTACCAAAAATCATCTCTAGTTTCCCCAAATATCTTGCAAAATTCTTTTTTCTGTAGTTTGATTAGAGTTCCTGATATATCTGCTACCGTGTATAGAAATATTACTTCTTCTTTTAGCTCTTCACTGTATTCGAAACGATATATTTCATTTAATTCGATGTATGTCTCCCCTACTACTGGGGACAAAGTGTCATCAACTCCTAAGTCTTGCAATCTTTGGCCTTTTCTTACCATATCGGATTGAGTTTCTTCCTGAGCTACTGTTGGGCTTTCGGATACATAAGACCTTAGTTTAGATTTACCAGAATCTAAATAATCGTCGTTATCTAGGATATTAGTCAAAGTTCTATATATTCCGGTTTGAATGACACATCTAGCACTTTCGAGATTTGATGGATCTACATATCTTTGAACCAGGATGTCTTCAGGAGAAATAATTTCAAATGTTACTTTGCCATCTTCTATGTTTAACTTCTTAAAACTTCGGCCAAATAACAAAATCTGTTTTTTATCTACTAGGTCTTTAACTACCAACTTTTCTCTGCGTGCTGTTTCTTTCCAAAGCTCGTTGTAGTAAATCTCAGCTTGCTGGTCATTGTCTAGGTTCCTAAAGGTGAGTACTGGGACGTCGTCTATATCCTTTAAATTAGTGGCAATACCATACTTCATTAGAGGGACGTTTATTGATTGGCGTTGGGTAAATCTATTTGAAATAACATTGTCCCTATAAAGTTGGTAGGTTTCATTCCAGGGAATTATTCTTCTATTCTTGTAGTTACGAGCTGATTTCTTCTCAAGTTCGAGAATTCCCATCTCGTCTTCTGCCGATAGTTTTTTCCTGTTAGATACCATGTGTGTATATTATATCCTTTTTATGCAAAAGCAAACTACCAACCTACTCCACCAAATTGAGACATTACAGGTCTATCCTTAAATCTTTTAGGATCAACAGGTGTGTATCCTGCTGGCTTGTAGTCAATGAATTTACTACCCATGCCATACCTTAGTGCATCCATCATATGGTTAAACATTGGAGATGGTTCGTTTATGATTTTACCCTCTTTGTCTGTCATCCAGAAATAATTACGGTATTCTTTGATCATATTGACACTACGCTTGGTCATGGATATTTGTTGACTTCTTAGGTACTGAATACCCTGATTAACACTCCCCGTGCCTTTTGTAGAGCCTGTAATAGTTATTCCGTACTGATGTAACTCGTCTATACTCTTAGGGTCTGCCGAATCCGCTATAACCAGAGCTTTAGGTTGGGATAAGAGGAAATCAGCGATTTGTTTGTTACTTAGACCCTTCTGATACAAAATTTCGTCAAAAATGTATCCTCCGTTATACTCATAAATGGCTGCACAGGCTGTTGGATCGTTTGAGTATCCAAAGTCTAATCCGTAACTTACAAGTTTTGCCTCAAAAGGTATTGATTCGATAATTTGCCAACCTGTATATATCTGGCCTTCTACCTCACCTAGTAATCCTTCACCGTATACTCTCCACCAAGCGGTATTTCTTTTATGACTTTCTAGAGCTTCTATTTCTTGTTTGGATAGTGCTTCATTGTCTTTATAGGTGAGTATCAGGAAATCGTGCTGTGTATAGGGAGCGACATCTGTATACCACCAAAACTCTTTGGTTGGGTTCCAATCCAGCCAAATTATTTTCCTAGTACGTATTTCTAATTGGGTAAATGTCTCATAAGGTACATTATTTGCTTCGTTGATGAATAATAGATCACGTCTAGGACCTTTAACTTTCTCGTACTGGTCAACTGAAAAGAACTCAAGTCTTGTACCTGTCTCGAATGTATATATAAAGTCTGATCTATTCCACCTATCGTCATTGTAGTATCCCTGTGTCTCCATAATAGAGAGAAAGTCTCTCATAGCACCACGTTTGAGGTGTGGGAGAGACTCTGACACCACGGATATTATTTCCGATTTGTGTGTTTGAGCATAAGCAATTAACCATATCAATATAGATATAGTTTTTGATGCAGAAGCTCCACCCGATACAGCTCTAATTCTGCTATATAGATTCTTTATTTTCCTCGTGCTTGTCGTCTCGTAGAACATCGTTAGTTAAACTGATTATTGGGGTGGGAAGGGCTTTACCTCCACTTGTTAAATCAGTTTCATGTTTATCTTTAAAACCGTGATTGTTCTTGAGCAAAAATATTCCACCAGCCACATTTCCAGTGTTATTGTATATACCTAATTGTAGTATATCTGATTGGATTATCTTTAACCTTTTTATCGCTCCACTAAACCTTTTGTGTTTATCTCTCCACCTATCTACTGTCTCTACATCTACGCCTATCCTAAAAGCAAATCCTTCTATTGTTGGTATTGTTTTTTGTTCTATACGTTCTTTTATGAATTGGTCCACTTCTTGGATATATGTCTCATGATACTTGGTTGGTCTGCCACCTTTGTTCTTCTTTTCCTCTACATTTTGCATGATAATATTCTATCACAGCTCGGAAGACTATTAACAGGACTCCGAGTTGTTTTAACTATTCAGCTCCGGTTGTTCTACCGTTGCCTGCTTCTTCATCAGCTTCATCTTGAGCGTCTTCTACGACTCTACCTGAAACTGGTCTTACGGTTCTCGAATCTTTATGAGCTTCCATTCGCTCATCAAGTTTAGTTAGTTCCAAGCGTTCCTGATCATTCAAACTTTCTTGATTTCTTAGAACTTCTCGTCTTGCTATTTCATCTTGAGATAATTCTGATTTTTGATCGTTAGAATCATTTGAAACTGTTGTATTCTTCAATTTATCTTTTACCATTATGATTCACCACCTTAATTTTAACTTGATGTACTTTTTTCATCATAGTTTCTGGATGAAAATAGGGTGTATGGATTATGTTACTCTTATGTAATTTCTTCTGAGTTTATTAAGGCTAAAGCTCCCGCATCAAACATCTCTGTGGCCTTCTTTACTATTGTGTCACATTGTGACGTTGTCTTTTTAACGAACAGAATACAAACTCTATCTGCTATACCTGTAACTCCTTCGATATCATCATCATTTAGTAAACTTGCAGTATAATTCATCATCAGAAGTCCACCAACCGGGACAATCTTTACTTTTCTTTTATTATTAATAAGAGGAAACAGTGAATAAGTTTGGGCTTGTGGAATATCGGTCAACATGGCTTATTTTATCATATCTGCAACTAATCTTGGCTGATTCTTAGGTTCAGGATTTTTAGTAACATAGTTTCCCCAAAGAATCATAGGTTCATCTGGTTTTAGAAATACCTTTTTCATAACCTTTGCACCTTGTTTCCATTCCGCTGCGCTACATATCCTTTCATGTTTAGGTGTTTTGATTCTTAATAATTGATTGGTTTTTTCAGCCCGAGTTATATAGATATCTCGTACATAAACAAAGGAATCATATGAAGG